TCCACGTTGACGCCGTTATACGTTCCGCGCACGCGGTCCAAAGCGCCGCGCACCGCGCTCGCTAAATCGGCCGCGCCATTATAAGCGTCATCATAACAAAGCACCTCAACCCGTACTTCATCCAGCTTGCTCGGTCCGTCGTGCGTATCTTCAGGCTGCACGCTTTGCACCTGATAAACCACAAAAGGAACCGCCGTTTCTTGCTCGGCAATCTCTGGAAATATCTTGGTGCCAACGATGTCGGTTACCGCCGTCGTACCGCTTAAAATGCCGTATATCGCTTTGCCTATATTCATGACCTTTTTGCTTTTGCTTTCGCTGCTTTTTTTATTGCTCGGTTATATCCGTCCACCACTTTCTTGTACGCTTTCGGCGTCGCGTTCATTATCGACTTTCTAAATACGCCTTTGTTCCGTCCTTGGCCAAACTTTTGGTCACCGCCTTCTACTATGTTTGCAAACCAGCCGTCACGGTCAATCGGCATCCTGCGACCGACACGAGGCCCCACCCAGTACGATGTTTGCTGTTTGTCAATCAACCACACGCGGATTGAACGCCGCATAGTCCCTACAGGTATATCGAGGTCAGGCCCCGACTTCCTGCGTACGCGCACAACTTGGTTGGCGTCTGCTATATTGCCGAGCATTTCCTTTTTGATGACGTTGCCAGCACCACGGTGAATCCGTCTCTGTACTTTCGGATTTTTCACCTGTTTACGCAACTCAGCAAGCTGCTTTTCAAGCGGCGTGGTATGTGCGTGGATATGTATCACGTGCCGGAAATTTGGCAAAGCAAAACGAGCTGGTCCTGTCGGCCAATTTCTTCAATGCCTTGAATGTTGTAATACTTCGAATTGTATAGCACGCGGTCGTCCGCTTTTATGCCTCGGCTGTCGCTGCTGCTGCGAATCTTGAACCGCAGCCGCTGCACGGGCATATCTTGGTCGGTCGTTATTCGCTCGGTCATGCCTTCGCCCGTTTTCATAAGCTCTGCCCAAACGGTCAGCAGCGTCGCCCACGTCTGTACGCGTTCGCCGTAATCGTTTGTTGATGTGGTGTATCGTTCCACCGTTATGCGCCGGTCGCTTTGGCCTATCCTCATGGCGTGGTAATGATGCGGTAAGGGTTCAGGATAGCGTACAATCCAATCGGTAATTCTATGGCCGTGGTGCCTGTGGCTACGGGTTGCCGCTGCTCGTAAAGGTGCGCTACCATCCAACGAATTGCGGTAAGCATCGGCGCCGGTACGTCAGCTTCTGCGTATCCCAGCGTCATATTAATCTGTACGCGGTGGTAAGCGTCGTCATACGTGTCGGGTACTTGGTCAAACGTGATGCGCGCGGCATTCGTTTTGATGTCGTACCAATACTTAGCAGTGTCAAGCGTCTGCGTGCTGTTGCTGGTGTCCAAGTACGTCACCGAACTAATGGCCGTAATTGGGCCAATCGGAAAACGCGACGGCTTGAAATAATCGAGGTAGCCCACGGCGGTCACGTCGCCCAGCCGCGTGTTGCAGTAATCTTCTATCCACTTTATAGCCGCGTCGCGGTACGCTTCAATCAACGTGTCTTCGTCGCTGTGGTCAACACGCAAATGGCTCTTTAAATCGGCAACCGTTATAACGCTGTCGAGCGTCGGCGTGCCTGTTATTTCCACGGTCATCATGTCGTAAAAATAAGGACAAAAAAAAAGCCCCGTGAGGGGCTTAAAACATTGGCTTTGCTTTTACAGGCATGGCGTGTTTTTAGTGGTTGTTTTCGCGGCTATTTAGTTCGTCTTGAATATGGTGTACTGTGGCTTTTGCGCCTCGCAGCCATTGACCGCGAAGTGTTCCGAATTTGATAGCATTTTTAGTGGCTTGCAATTCAATCAAAAGGCTTTTTGTCGGTTCGTTTGTGTAGTTGTACATAACTAAAAGTGTTTGTTTGTTGTTGTTTGATGTCTCAAATATAAGGCAACCTTTCCTTTCTACGCAACTTTTTTCGTAATTATTTTAAATGTTTTTTCGTTTTCCCTGTATTTACTGGGGTTTCAGAGCATAAAAAAAGGGCGACCGAAGCCGCCCCTTTCCCAAATTATCACGTTATGAATTAAGATACTGCCAAGTCCGTGCAGATGCTCAAAGCGCCTGGCTGACGTACAGCAACGTCGAAGAAACGGTTGACGTGCAAAGTTACTTGCGCGTTGCCCGCTGCACTATATGGGTCCACCAACAAGTCGAGGCCACCGAAGTAAGCCAACAACAAGCCTTGTGCAAAGTTTCCGAATACTACCTGCCCTTCACCCGCGTTTGCGTTGTTGATGAGGTAAGGCGTAGCAGTCGCTGGGAATCCGTTGAATTGTCCGTTTTCGAACAAAGCAGAAACACCAGTAACGGCTACCGCGTTTTTAGTCAACTCATACGCCTTTGGACTCATTGCGTAACGCGCTGCGGCCATGTTGCCACCAGCAGCCAAAACAGCCGCCTCCATAGCTACTGCCATAGCCGAGAAATTGGTAGTGTTGGTTGCCCCTGCGGTTGTTTGGTCGTCTACATCGGTATCGGCCAAAATCACGTCAAACGCTCGGTCGTCGATGTATGCGTTCATCGCTGCGCTCAAGTCGTTCGCGATGAGCGTATCTATGCCCACACCTCCCTGTAGGATGAGTTGTTTTGAATAAGTAGTTTTTGCACTTACTCGCTCAGGCGTCATGCTAACTGAATCCAAAACCAAGCCCGCAGCAGTCGTATTTCCAACCTCGGTTGCGCTTGCTCCAGTTGCTTTTGTTCCAACACGTGGGAACTGCAAGTTACCTGTAGCGTTACGGATAACCGTGGCGCCCAAACCTTCGATTACAGTTGGTGCTCGCAAAGCTTCGATAGCAGCTGGTACAACTGTTGCAACTGCTCCAGCACCTGATTCGCCTGCTGTCGCTTGGTGGTCGTCAGCTGTACGCAAAGCGATTGAAGGAATGGCGATTTGCCCAGTCATCTGCAAGCCCTGTGAACGTGCTTCCTTCTGAGCTTCCTGCGCCCATTCAGCTTCAGCACCTTCCAAGTTGCGGCCGTTGGCTACTTGTGCAACTGCACGCGACAAAGAAAACGCGCCGTGAACGCGCTCAACTTCGCGCTGCTCGGCGTTCGAAACGTTTCCGCTTTGCGCCATGCGTGCAACCATTTCCTGCTCGCGCGTCTTGTGCTTAATCTTTACATCAAGGTCGACAATCATGCCGTCGAGCTTATCGCATCGCTCCTGCTCTGCTTCTGTCAATGAGCGGCCTTCTGAATCCGCTTTTTGTCCGATGCCTACGAATTCCTCGTAATACGCGGAGCGTTGGCCCTTTAAGTCGTTTAGTGTCATATTTGAAAAATTGTTCTTAGTTGTTGGCGTAAAGTTACGCGGTTCGGTTTTTATATTTTCAGGTTCTGCGCGTTCTTCCTGTACGGGTTCCTGCGTTTCCTGTTCGTCGTTCAATGCCTCCGCTTCCTGCGCCGCCGCTGCCATGTTTCGCGCATATACGGAGGTCGATGCCGAGGCAGGATAAGTCACTGCGCTCGTGTCTAATAACCTGCCGACCTTGGTGATGGTTCGCGTGCTGCGGTCCTCGCTCCATTCGTCTTTGTCGATGGTAAACGCAAAACTGGATTGAGTAATGTCGCCGCGCTTAATGAGCTTATAAAGGTCGCGACCGTCTTGCGTGTCAGCAAGTGCCGCACGGTACTTTAGGCCCGTTTCGTCAACGCTCAATTCCAGCGTGCCGTTCGTGGTGCGTGCCAATGGCGCGCCTGTATGATTCAGCAAAAAACGCACGTCATCGTTTAACACCTCATCGAAAGCGCCGCGCGATACGGATTCTTTAAAATATCCTAAATCGTACTCAACATCGAAGTTGCTGGCGTAGCCCTCAACTACTAACGTATCGTCACCAGCTGCGCGGACTTCTGCCGTGCGCAGTTCTACGTTCTCACCGTATTGGCTGCGCAGTTCTTCAATGCGCTTGTCGTCATTCTGTTCCATTATTTTCTGTTAGTTTGTCCGAATAAGCGCCCAACTTGTCGAGCGCGATTTGGTTCACTTGCACGACATGTGTATCACCCCCGCTCGTGGGGTTGAGGTCTTCCCGTTCTCGGACTTCGTTAATATTTAAAACGCCGTTTTGAAGCATCTGCGTGTAAAAACTCGCACGGCTTTGCATATCGCCGCGATACAAATCGTTTAGTAAAAACTTGCTGTAAATCTGTGGCCGCTCGCGTGATTGAATCAATTTCCTGTCGATTTCCTGCTCAATTCGCTTTGCCCACGGTGAAATTGTGTGCCGTGCAAATTGTAAATTTTGCTGCTCGACGTTGTTGTATGTCGTCTGCGATTCCAGTTGTACCAAAGTCGGCGGAACGCTAAAAATGCGGCAAATTTCCTCGGCTTGGAACTTGCGCGTTTCGATAAATTGCGCTTCGTCGGGGCTGATGGAAATGCGCGAATATTTGAACCCAAAAGGCAGCAATTTGGTGCCCGCTTGACGCGCCGCGCTGTTCCAACTGCCCTGAATAAGGTCCATTTGTTCCTTTTTTAGGGGCTGGTCACTGCTCAAAATGCCCGTCATTTGGCCGCCGCTGCCGAAATATTCCGCGCCAAATTCCTCGGCTGCTTTCGCTAAACCAAGGTTTTCACGGTGCAAGCGAATCGGG